ATATTATAACATAAATCTGTTCAATTTTCAAGGGGTTGCAGATGCTTTGTTTTCAAGGTTTTGACCAAATTTGAACATCTTTGAAACCCTTGAAAATCGGTGTGGTTAGTATCTCATTAGTAACAGGTTAGCATCAGACTTTCTTGACAAAGTCAAGGGAAATCCAACCTGCACCGGACTTCAACTTGCCCCATCCCTTTGTTGAACCCTGACCTTTGGATTCAGCAACTATGGTGTAAGTTCCTTTGTCCCTGATGACACCAGTCACTGCAAAGTTTGTTCCTGCACCCTTGCGGATATTCAAGGCAGATGCAGTGACCTTTGCAAGATAGGATTTGAAAGTTTCGGTCTTGGGTGCTTCCACCTTTGCACCGTCAACAGTCAAGAACTTGACATTGATGGGACTGCAAATGGCATTCTTGCCATCCTGACTTTGGTCAATGACCGCCCTGTCACCCTTGACTTCTTTGACAATCCATTTCTTCTTTCTGACCCATGCCGGAACCTTCTTCTTTCCGTCATAATAGGTTGCAGAATCAGAATTGATGGAAACCACATCACCCTTCTTGATTGCAGAAGTGGTTGCCGGGGTTTCAACCTTGGGTTCATCAGCACCAAGTCTTTTGTTGACTTCGGCAGCAATTTCACCATGTCTGTCATAAAGGTATTTACCCGGACAGGACTTGTTTGCATAGTCCCTATGAACCGTCATGTTGCATCCGTTTTTGTGGTTTACTCTGTCAGTCTTATTGGTTGACCAAACCAACTTCTTGATGCCATTTCTTTTGCAAATGTCGGTTACAAGGTCAAGCAAAGCTGCAAACACATTGTCCCTGACTGCATAGGGTTCAGTTGTGTCACTTGCAACTTCAATGGTGATGGCTCTGTGGTCATTGGCTGCGGAAGAAGTACACCAAGAACGGTTCTTTTCTTCAACATACATTCCAATTCTACCATCAACACCTACACCATAGTTGGAAGATGCCTGTCTTGAAGTAGGTGCAAAGATGTTTCCAAGGGTTTCAACCGAACACTGACCCACCACACAGTGAATGGTGATGGTGTCAATTGCGTGATTTCTCTGTCCTGAATGGTTAGGACTTAATTTGGTATAGGATACCAAAGGACTGTTTGTGAACATTATTCTTCACCCTTTCCATTTGATAATTCATCAACAGTTTCTGCGGTGATTTCTTCACCTTCCGGAAGTTCAAAGTCAAGGTCAAGAACCTTCTTTTCATCTGCCATGATTATTCACCTTCACTTTCATCATTGTTGGTGTTGTCTGTTCTCTTTGCATCAACAAGACCTTCACCGATAATGTAAGCAATCATGGATGCACCTGCCATGATGACACCTGTCACCTGTGTTGCAACTGCTTCACTTGCACCAAAGGCAATAATCAGGGATGTGACAAAGGTCACAACTGCCACCCAAAACTTTCTGCTTGTCAACTTTGCTTTCCAATCAATATTCTTCATGTCTTTCATCCTTTCTTATTTGTGATACTGTTCAAGGTCTGCAATCCTGTGATTGATGACCTTGATTTCTTCATTTTCAACCGCATCTGACTGTTCCAATTTATAGACCCGGTCAATGACTTGGTTGTGCTTTTCAACCTTTTTTTCCAACTGTTCAATGCGGAAGTTCACCAACTTGGAATTGACAATAATTCCGGCAAAAGTTGCAAGGAAACTTCCAAAAATGGACAGTAAGGAAACAAGAACTTCTGATGTCACATCTTTCACCATTCCTTTCTGTAAATAGTAACCGCCCTGTAAGGCTCACATTTGCCCTACAAGGCGGTTTTGTGTTTAGGGGTATAAATTCCATACCCTATGGGGACAAACTTGCCTGTGTGGTCAAATCATAGGCAAATCACCCCTTTCAGACACTTGCTTCTGTCCACCCATAGACACCCGGTTCCCAAACATTGTTGTCAATGTCAGAAGTCCAAGTTTTGTCTTTATGGGAAACAATATCACCCTTCATGTATGCATCAGTTGCACCAAGGGGTTGTGTCCATACAGAAACACCGGAATCAGTGAAACCAACTGCCTTGAACAAAGACACTGCGGTGTCAGGTGTCCAAGATGCCTGTGAAGTGTGTGCCTGAATGACGGTGTAAAGCTGCGTTTCACCATCTGCATTCACCCCATACTTCACGATTTTACCGACTTCATAATTTTTGCCGATTTCCCAAGGTTCATATAAATCAGCAATTTCCATTGCAGTTGTATCATCCAACTGCATCTGACCAGCCATAATCTGAAAGAACCTGTTCATCTGTTGTGCAATGAATTCTTTGTTTGCCATTACTCATTCACCCCCAAAATAGTGTTCATCAAATGGTTCAGTTCCTTGTTCTGCTCTGAAATCATTTCAATGAATTCATCCTTGGAATATTGGACTTGGTTGAATTCAAATTCAGTGTGAACATCACCGTCATGGTCAACCTTCACTTCCTGAATGTCGGTATTGACCCAAACACTGAATTCATCAACAACCTGTTCTTCCGGTCTGACTGTGCTTCTGATTCTTCCGTAATCAACCATTGCTTTCACCCTTTCTTTTTAATGTTTTGCAGATAATAGTTTTCTGCATATTCTTCAAGTGGTTTCAAATATTTCTGTTGCAGTCTGTAACTGTCACAGTGTTTCAACCACCCTTTGTAAGAATTGATTGAACACCATTCTGAATAGGTCAGTTCTTGTCCGTTCAATCTTTTCTTATTTATGGCAACCATATTCACCTTGAAGTTTTTGCAAGTGCTTTTTCTCAACAAGGTGAATTCAAGAAAAGACCTGTACCCTACATAATCAAGACCCCTTTTGAATGTGGGAAAGACCTGCCAATTTTCCTTGACTGTCAACTTCAATTTGGTATGGAAGTATTCATCAATTTCTTTTCTTAATTGGTGCAGGTATGCTTTTGATTCATGCAAGATAACAATATCATCCATGTACCTGAAATAATGCTTTATACCTTTGACTTCTTTTATCCAGTGGTCAAATGCGGAAAGATAATAATTTCCACTGTACTGACTTAAATAATTACCAATGGGAATGCCTGAATCACCCGGTGTTGAATCAATAATTTCATCAAGCAACCACAGAAGGTCATCATCTTTGAACAACCGCCTGTATTTTTCTTTTAGAATCTGATGATTGATGGAAGGGTAATACTGCTTTGCATCAATCTTCAAGCAGTATTGTGACCCCTTCACATCAGTTTGCATTGCTTTCTGAATATTGTGCAGACAAAGGTGAATACCCTTGCCCGGAATAGCAGAATAAGTGTCTGCGGTGAAGTTTCGCAAAAGGATTGGTTCAATCACTTGCAGAACTGCCCATTGACAAATTCTGTCCGGGAAGTATGGCAATTTATAAATCAACCGTTTCTTATTACCATCTGTCTTGTAAAAGGTTTGATATTCAGAAGTGTGGTATGTCTTATTGATAAGCATTTCTTGAAGTAACCCCAAATAATATTCAGGGTCAGCATCAACCATCTTGACTTCTTTGTACCATCCTTTTCCTTTCTTTGCATTTTGGTGTGCAGCTTTCAAGTTATCCATAGAACATATTGCATCCCACAAAGTGCAACTTTCGTTGCCGATTGGATGACTGTGTCTTTTCATATTTATGGATTCCTTTTGTATGCACTTTCAAACTGAACCTTCAAACGGATTCAAAATCCTACCAATACAGTTCAAAAATTTATTTTTATGTTTTGCCATGTGGCAGGGCAAACAAGTTCACAACATTTTGGGTTTTTAGTGCATTTAGTAGGTGACCGCTGATATTCCGATTACGATTACTGACACTGTTATTACAATTCCAATAGAAACTGCCTGCATTAGTACCATTATTCCAATTACTGCCTAATTGAGCAACTTAAAATAATGCTTTTTTACAGGTAATCTTTCATATCAGTTTTTGTTTGCCCATTGATTTTCAATTAAACTGTTGCACTGGGTACATACAGCAGGCGACCGCCGATACTCCGATTACGATAACCGACACCGCTATTACAATTCCAATAGAAACCGCCCGCATAAGAACCAATATACCAACTACCGCCCAATCGAGCAACCCTGTAACCGTTCAGATTTGCGGTCACATAGGTATAGTCACCAACAGGAAGTGCGGATGTACCACCGATTTCAGAAGGCATCAGCAACCAGTCAAATTCTTCATTGCCATAACCCATTGCATTGATATAACCACTTGCATTTGCAAGGGTAAATCCAACCGGTTCATAGTTGTCAGAATTCTTGGATTCATTGAAGGTGAAGTTGTTTGCAATGTAAGGTTGACCACCACCCATTGTTCCATCACCCCAAATGTTGACACCCTGAATGTGCTTCCAAATGTTGCCCCAAGGGTTTTCAACACCACGATAGGAAACAGAAACCTTTCCTGCGGTTGTGTACGGTGTTTCAGCACCACCAATTTCATTGATGGTTTCTGCTGCCTGACCTGTACCATTACCAAGGTCAGCAGTGGAACCGGTAAGACTGGAACAGTTGTATGCAGAATTGTCAGTGATACCAGTGACACCACTTCCAATGCCTGTCTGCGTGTTCATTGTACCAAGTTCAACAATCATCAGAAGTTGATTTGCAGAAGTTGCCTTGATGGTTTCAAGATGCCAACCTGAACCCCTGTTCTGTGCCATAGATTCAAAGTTTGCCTTTGTTCCCATTCCACTTCTTAAACCACTGATGGGTTTCTTTCCTGCAATAGAACAGAGCAAGTCACCGTCAGCATAGGCAATGGATTCATCCACACTGTCATTCACATAGGCATCTGCGGATGCATCAAACATACTGCCTTCATAAGCAGACAGAAGGATGTAATCAACTTCATTTCCGTTTGCATCATAGAATGCCGGGTGAAGTTTGAATCCAGTCTTGGGTCTGCTGCTGACATAATAGTTTGCTTTTCTCAAATTGTAACCGATACCGGAAACAGTGTTCTTGTCAAAGACAAGGGGAACAACCTTGTAATAGAATTTGGGTTGATACACCATGACCTGACCCATTGAACCATCTTCTGCATAATCTGCATCACCAAAATATGCAACAATAGTTCCATCATCAGACACATTGCATCTTTTTCTTCCACCGAACATGGGGAATGCATCAAAATCTTCACCTGCGGTCTTGTCATAAGCACCGGCAAGTCTTTTGAAGGTCTTGTTCTGATAGTCAACACAGATTCCGGCAATATCTTCATCAGTGTAACCAAGATATGCTTTTATATCTTCCACACCGGTCAGAATTTCATCTGCCTTGAAGTTTTCATCAGAAAGGTTTGCAATGTTTGCAAGTGCCTGACTGTTCTGTTCCTTCAAGGAAGTGTCAAGGTCAGATGCAGTCTGAATGGTTGCAGAAAGGGTTGTGTTCATTTCCGTTGCCTGTGCAATGACTGTGGAAAGGTCAGATTTTGCGGTTCCGGAATTATCAATGACAGTCTGCAACTGGGTCTTTGCAGTATTGGCAGCACTGATGGTTGAATCAAGGTTTCCTTTGGATGTGGATGCCTGTTCAATGGCAGTGTTCAGGTTTGCCAATGCGGTTTCAGCAGCAGTTCTTGCACTGTCAAGGTTTGCTTTTGCGGTATTCGCATTATTGGTTGCAGTGACCAACTGTGACTTTGCGGTGTCTGCATTGGTCTTTGCGGTTTCCGCATCTTCGGTTGCTTTTTCAAGGTTAGTCCTTGCAGTGTTAGCAGTGGAAGTTGCGGTCTGCAAGTTAGTTCTTGCAGTGTTTGCGGTTGCGGTTGCATTTTCAAGATTGGTCTTTGCAGTGTTTGCAGTTGCAACAGATGCATCCAAGGCAGTCTTGATTTCGGTTGCATCTTCGGTCATATCACCAAAGGTTTCAACCTGTCTGTCAATAGCTTCCTTGTCAGAAGTGATTTGGTCTTTGATGTCCTGATAACTGTTGTTGTCATCATTCACCTTTTCCAATGCACCAATGATGGAATCCCTGACTTCTTCACCATACACCGCATTTTTGATTTGGTCTGTGTACTGTTTGATGTCAGCCATTATTCTTCACCTTCCTTTTTCGTTTCGGTCTGATTCATACTGTTATAGTCTGAAACCAGTTCAAGGTTTTTTCTTGCCCTTGTTTCTGCAAGGACTTCAACAATAATGCCTTCCATCAGATATGCAGGAAGATTGGTTTCTTCTGTAATCTGATTGAAGGCAGTGATGAATTTTCCCTTTGCATTTTCCAAAAGAATTGACAAAGGAATGGGTTTCTTCTTATTATCCATGTTTCATTTCTCACTTTCTTATAGGTAATTGAATAGGTTCATGAATTTCTTCATCAGAATCCAATGTACTTGCATTCAACTTGGAACAGAAGTCCAATTTTTCTTGCAAGGTATATGGGTCTGACCATTCCGGTTTGGTATAACCTTCACCGGACAATTCCTGAATTGCTTTGATAAGATAGAAAATGAATTTCAATGTCTTGATTGACAGGTGACCATCACTTTCTTCTTTGACCAGTTCAGGTGCGAATAATTGAAGTTGTTGTGCAATAATACCAACAGGTTCATGTTCACCGCTTCTGACCCAATCAAATTCTTTCAAGTCAATTGAATTTAACAATTCCAATGCATTGACGGATGTGGGATTGATGTTCTTCTTCATTCTTGCATCAGACTGATTGTTGATGTCCCAGTTGTGCATATCAATATCAGAATAAATGTCAATACCAACATTGTTGTAAATGGTAAATTGTTTTGATGCACCGTCAATCATAACTGCATTGCTATATGATGAATTGCACCAAGTCATTTTTCCATTGAAACCACAACCACCGCCTGACCATGTGATGATTCTTTCTGAATCTGTCAAATACAAATAACCGTTTGCATAGGTGTTACAACTGAAGTGCAACCCTTTACTTGCCTTTGATGATTTGTGATGATAAATCAGTTTGGTTGTATAAACGGATGCATTTGCACTGTCTTTTGCTGCCCAACACATATAGGATGCAGAACTTTCAAGGTCAAAAACAAGTCCCTTGTAACTGGAATCACCTAACCAGTTGTTTGTTCCTATCATTCCAATGGTTGAACCTTCCCTATAAAACCAGTTGCCATTGTAAGTCAATGACATCAGTTTATAATCGTTGGAATCATAGATGTTCAATGCAGAACCTTCAAATTGAATGTATCTTGAACAATTATTCCAAGCAATTCTGACATAGGAATAGGATTGTGTCAGTTTGGTTGTGAAGTCTGATGTGTTCAGCTTCTTTGACACCGTTGATTCAATAGCATTAGTCTTGACCTCGATTTCTGCGGAAGTGGAATAATTCTTCAAGCGGTTGTCAGTGTATGCAACCGCTTCTTCTTTTGCGGTAATCAAGACAGAATCAGCACTGTTTTGAATTGCAGTGGTGACCTGTGTTTTGGTGTAG